GCCCGCGTGTCCGTGCTGCTGCGGATCTTAAACCGTAGCCGCTGCACTGGTGTATCCTGATCGCCTGTGATCTTCTCGGACATGCCTTCGCCTGCCTTCATCAGTTCAGCCCAAACCGTGACCAGCGTGGACCATGACGGCACGCGCTCACCGTATGCGTTGGCGCTGGTGGTGTAGCTCTGCACCTCTATTCGTCTGTCGCTCTGTCCTATCCTCATACTGATGTGATAACGCGGTAAGGGTTTAAGATAGCGTACAGGCCGAGCGGTAAGGTGGTGGCAATCGTGCCCGTCACAACTGGCTGCCGCTGTTCGTATAGGTGTGCAACCATCCACCGAATGGCAGTAATAAACGGCTTTGGTATATCGGCCTCGGCATATCCTACATTCATGTTAACCTGCACCGCGTTAAATGTGTCGTCGTAAAGATCGGGCACGCTATCGAATGTGATCCGCGCGGCTTTGGTTTTAATATCAGCCCACCACTTAGCGGCGGTTAGTGTCTGCGTGGTGTTCGCTGTGTCCGTGTACTGCACCGAGGTGATGGAGTTGACCGGGCCAATAGGCAGACGGACGTTGTAAAAAAAGTCTATGTAACCAACGGCGGTAACGTCACCCAGCCGCGTGTTACAATAGTCCTCAACCCACGCTATCGCTGCATCTCGATAGGCTTCGATTAACGTGTCTTCGTCCGTGTGATCCACGCGCAAATGTTCCTTAAGCTGTGCCACGGTAATAATGCTATTCAGGTCGGGCGTGCCTGTTATTTCTACGGTCATCATGTCGCTAAAATACGGACAAAAAAAAGAGGGGCCGAAGCCCCCCCTTTCACCAAACTATAACCTAACCAAATTACTGCTGCAATTTTGTTGCCGTTGACAATGCCCCCGGCTGTCGCAAATCGAAGTCGAAGAAACGATTGACGTGCAATGCAATTTGTGCAGTGCCTGCATCGCTGTACGGGTCAACAAGCAAATCGATGCCACCGAAGTAGGCCAAGATTCCGCCCTGTGCAAAGTTTCCGAAAATCATTTGCGCGGCTGCTGTTGTGCCGTCTGCTAAAAATCCATCAACCAAGTAAGGAGTCGCAACTGCGTTGTACATATTGAAACGGCCTGCATCCCACAAAGCATTGACAGCGTTAACCTGCGCCAAGGCTTTGGAATTGGCGTATGCATTTGGACTCATAACGTACGAAGCGCCGGCAAGGTTTGCACCTGCGGCAAGTGCCTGCGATTCCATAAGGTTGACTGTTGCAGCAGTTAAAGCCGCGTCAGTTGTTTGCGTTTGATTTACATCAGTTGATGCCATAATAGTATCAAAGCCAAAGTCGTCAATAAAAGCATTCATAGCTGCTGCCAACTCGTTAGCAATAAGCGCATCAACCTCAGCACCGCCCTGCAAAACAAGTTGCTTGCTGTACTTGGTCTTCGCTGCGACACGGGTAGGAGTCAATGACACTTCATCCATCTCCATGCCCGAATTAGAATCAGCTCCTACTTCGTCCGCTACTGCTGGGTCGCCTGATGTTGGAATTGTACCTGCGGCCTTCGCGCTTACGCGTGGAAACTGCAAGTTACCTGTGGCGTTTCGAATCACTGTTGTGCCGAGTCCTTCCAATACGGTAGGCGCTCGCAATGCTTCGATTGCAGCAGGTACAACAGTTGGAACAAATCCAGAACCGTCGCCGCTTCCTGCTTGGAAGTCGTCCTGTGCTCCAGCACGCAAAGCCACTGAAGGGATTGCAATTTGTCCAGCCATCTGCAAACCTTGGCTTCGTGCTTCCTTGCTTGCCTCACTTGCCCACTCTGCTTCGGCACCTTCCAAGTTTCGACCGTTTGCAACTGCAGCGACTGCACGGCTTAGGGAAAAAGAACCGTTGACGCGCTCAACTTCGCGTTGCTCTGATGCGCCGGCTGTTCCTGTTTGCGCCATGCGTGCAACCATATCTTGCTCGCGTGTTTTGTGCTTGATTTTTACATCAAGGTCCTGAATCATGTTGTCCAACTTATCGCATCGCTCCTGCTCTGCTTCTGTAAGTACGCGGCCTTCGCTGTCCGCTTTTTGGCCAATGGCTACGAATTCTTCGTAGTTCGCATTGCGCTGGCCTTTCAAATCGTTTAAAGTCATCTTTGTAATATTTTGCGTAAAGTTACGCGGTTCTGTTTTTATCGTTTCAGGTTCTGCACGCTTCTCCTCGACGGGTTCGCTTGCTACCTGTTCATCTTTCAAATCCTCCACTTCCTGCGCCGCCGCTGCCATGTTTCGCGCGTATACTGAAGCCGTCGGGCTTGCTGCGTATGTTACTGCTGAGGTATCCAATAGCTTGCCAACCTTGGTAATGGTTCGCGTGCTGCGGTCTTCGCTCCATTCGTCCGCCTCGATTGTAAAGGCAAACGAGCTTTGTGATATATCGCCGCGCTTAATTAGCTTGTAAAGGTCGCGCCCGTCCTGCGTGTCGGCAAGTGCTGCGCGATACTTCAAACCCTGATCGTCAACGCTAAGTTCTAAAGTGCCGTTCGTAGTTCGTGCCAATGGTGCGCCGGTGTGATTAAGTAAGAATCTTACGTCATCCTCCATTACGTCATCGAATGCGCCACGTGCTACGGTTTCTTTGAAATATCCTAAATCATACTCCACATCAAAATTGCTTGCATAGCCTTCGACTACTAAAGCGTCATCGCCAGCGGCGCGCACTTCTGACGTGCGCAGTTCTACGCTGTCGCCGTATTGGTTGCGCAGCTCCTCGGTGCGCTTATCGTCTTTATTGTCCATTGTTATTTGTTTCTGATACTTTATCGGAATAAGCGCCTAGCCTATCCAGTGCGATTTGATTGACGGCAACAGTATGCGTGTCGCCTCCTTCCGTTGGGTTTAGTTCTTCCTTGCCCCTGACTTCGTTAATACTCAGCACGCCGTTGTTGAGCATCTTCGTGTAGAAGTCGGCGCGGCTCTGCATATCGCCCCGGTACAAATCGTTTAAATTGAACTTGCTATATATCTGTGGGCGCTCGCGTGATTGGATCAGCTTACGATCAATTTCCTGCTCGATGCGCTTGGCCCAAGGTGCAATTGTGTGCCGTGCGAATTGTAAGTTCTGCTGTTCAACGTTGTTGTAAGTTGTTTGGCTTTCGAGCTGTACCAATGTAGGCGGCACGCTAAAAATGCGGCAAATTTCTTCAGCCTGAAACTTACGCGTTTCGATAAATTGCGCCTCGTCCGGGCTAATGCTGATCCGCGAATATTTGAATCCAAACGGCAGCAGCTTCGTACCTGCTTGCTGTGCGGCCTTGTTCCAACTGCCTTGGATTATATCCATCTGCTCTTTTTTCAAAGGCTGGTCGCTGGATAATATCCCCGTCATTTGCCCGCCGCTTCCAAAGTACTCAGCTCCAAAGTCCTCGGCTGCTTTGGCTAGTCCTAAATTCTCACGGTGCAATCGGATCGGTGACTTCCTTTGCAGGTTGCAAATCTCTAGCATATTCTCCGGCTGTACGATGCCCACGTTTCGCACGCTGTAAACGATTTGGCCGTTCACGTTCTTGCGGTCTACGTCGTACAAATCCAAGCATATCAGGCTGGTAACGTATCCTCGGTTATCGCGCTCTATCAGTGCATAGCCAACGCCGTTAATTACTGCATTGCTAATTACCGTCTCCCAAAAGTCGAAAGCCGTTTGGTATTCGTTGGGCTTGTATTTGATAACGTCATAAGCTGGGTGAACGTTTGCCGGTTCTATCTCGCGGCCGATGCGCTCATATATCTCTAGGTCCAAACTCGCCAGCGTGCTGGCTATCTTGTACACGCAAGCGTACACCGTCGAGATTGTTAACGCTGTATTCTCGTTAATGTTCGCACCGCTTACGGTAGTGCCGTAAATACCTAGGTCATTCGCTAAGGTCTGCGAATCGTACTTACCTACGCGATACCTCAAAAGCGCGTTTAATCTGTCGCGAAGTGTTGCCATATGGGTTGCAATTTACTACAGGGAAATTATATCAAAATTCTGCTCTACCTCCTGCGGTGTTTTCATGTGTTCGCCAATGCCCATGACCATGGCGACAATTGGGTCGATCTTGCCGCCGCTCTTTTGTTTGTCGGCTTTTATGTTTCCGGCCGGGTCCATTTTCAACTCGACGTTACCAAGCGCCCAACGCAGGACCGGGTCGCCATCGTGCCACACCTTGCCCGTCCTTACCAATACCTCCAGCTGTTTGGTGGGGCTGCTCATTGATACAAAGCCCTGACCAAATGGCGTCAGCGGTACGCCGTCGTCGACTAAGTCGATTGCGATCTGCGTGCTGTTGTATCTGTCGAATGCAATCTTTTCCACTTGGTAATTATGCATTAAGCTAGTGGCGTCTACTTCCTGACCGTCGGGCCGGTTCATCACCCCACTGACCAGCCGACGGATCGCCGCGTAGTCCGTTACGTTTCCATCTGTTATGTGGAAGTTTGGAAGATCTAAAAAGGTGCGGTAGATGTGCGACGGTTCGCGGTCCAATATGTTATCGATTGTATCGCTGGGCATGAAGTAATGGCCGCGCACGTGGTAGCCATCGGCGTCAGGGTACACCATAACAAGCGCCGTCATATCCGAAACGCTTGCAAGGTCCAACCCGCCCCAACAGATCCGCCCGGTGAGATCTTCCTGCCGTTCGTTGGCGCTCCATATTTCATCCTGTATCCAAGTCTTCGAAGCGGTTACCCATTTATTGAGATGCTTGGTTTTAAATTCTACCTCACGCGATCCGCCTAGGTTAATGGCTTGCTGTAACTGTGATTCCAATAGCTGCGGGCGTAGCGCCACCCCCAACGAAGGGTTCGCCTTTATCCATGTACTGGAATCCGTCCAGTCGTCATCTTCATCCAGCTCGTAGATTAACGCAAATTGTGCGTCGTCGTGCTTTACTCCGTCGAGTATTTCCTTGCACGTCTTTTGCATTTCGTAGCATGGAGATTCACGGTTAAAACCTGCCGTTGTAATTGTCAGGTGTAACGGGTTACGCCGCGCCTGCATACCTGATCGCAGTACGTTGGCAACGCCATCGGTGGGGTGCGCGTGGTATTCGTCAATCCCTGCAAAGTGAATGTTTAAGCCGTCAAGTGTGTCGCGTTCGCTACTTAGGTACGTGCATCGCGCTGAGAGCGTCGGCGCTTTAATATCGTGCTTTCCTGCTCTAAGGTGTTTGCGGAGCGGCGGCGAAATTGAAACCATCCTTTGCGCTTCGTCAAACCCGATTTTTGCCTGATCCTTTTTTGTTGCTGCAAAATAAACCTCGGCAGCTTTTTCCTGATCAAAGAAAAGAGCAGCGAGCGCACAGCCCGCCATAAGTGTCGTCTTCCCATTCTTGCGAGCAACCGTAATATAAGCATAGTTAAATCGTCTTGTGCCGTCCTCTCGAAACCAGCCGTAAAGATTCCAAAGTATAAACTGCTGCCAAGGTAATGGATCGAACGGCTTGCCATCCCATTCGCCGACTGTGTGCCGGATCGCCCTTTGAAAAAATGTAATGTAAGCCTGTGCGGTCTTTGGCCTAAACTCTAAGCCGCGCTCCTCGGCAGTGTCGAGATCGGTAAGGTATCGCTGGCACGCCTTGGCCACATACTTGGCCGCCGGTATCTTGCCCGTAATAACGTCGAGTGCATACGTGTGCCCAACGCTGTCAAGCATCTTTGAAAGTTAGGAGCTGCTCAAGTTCGTCATCCATTTCAACTTCGACTTCAATGCGCTTGCGTGCGGCTGGTGTCATGCCTAATTCCTTCAGCACAACTAAGTACTTTGATCGTGACTCCACTAGCATCTGATGCTCAGGCCGGTGCTTCGTCATCGTGCCGCCGTCACGGTTTTTGAATTCGTAAGTGTAACCCTTTTCGTCGATTAGGCTTTGCAGCTCCCGCAC